CACCGAGGATCCTAGGCTCATAGTAGCGCTTTATTGAACATTCATTTTACAAGTTCTCTTCTCTTGAACATCACCTTATACATACCCACCAGATCTCACAATCACCACAAAGCACACTGAATCCAGATGGAAGATGAGTGTAAGGAAGCGAAAGACCTGGTCGTCCGCTACATTCCAACTGACAACAGGCTGGCAAGACAAAAACTCTTGTTCTTGTCACAGACTGAGCCAAGGTTCCTATTAATTGAGGGCTTAAAACTTCTATCTCTGTGCATTGAGATCGACTCCTGTGATCAAAATGGTTGTCTACATAATACTGATGAGAAGTCAGTAGAATTCATACTCTTTGAACATGGTTTCACTTGCCCTGGTTTACCTTTAGTTGTCCCTGATGGCTATAAGCTAATCGACAACACTGTGGTCCTTCTTGAGTGTTTTGTCAGAAGCTCTGAAGCTTCCTTTGAACAGAAGTACAAAGAAGATTACCTCAAAATTGTAAGCCTGAAATCAGACCTTCTACAGTCTGGATTGACTCTCATCCCCCTAATTGATGGAAGAAGCTCATATGCGACCAACTTGATGCCAGAGTGGGTTAATCAAAGAATTCGACATCTTCTGTTCAGTTTGTTGAAGTTTGAGCAAGAAAATGAAAAACTTTTGGAGGAGTCAGAGTACATAAGACTTGTGGAGTCCTTGAATTTCAAAGCAGGTAAGCTTTCTGGTGTTGACAGCATTAACATCCTAAAGGACTTTCGTTCAGACCACTATAGGAATATACTGAGGTTATGCCATAGTGGGATAAACCCTCTCATGTCAGTTGATGAGGTCAATAGAAGTATTATAGAAGTTTTCCATAAGTTTAGATCAGGGCTTAACTCTGGTGAATTGAAACCATCATTTAGACAAACAAATTTAACAGAAATTCTAAAGGAATTCAATGAATTGTATGAGGAGGTTATTCCATTCACTGAGGATGACAGGCGGGATATCTTTGAGGACGCCATTAACTCCTGCCCTCTAATGAGAATGCTTTTCAAAGTACTCCCTCAACCCAACTCCCATCTTAAGAGCAATGAGACAACGACTACTAGTAAAACCCTCTTGTCTGTTTTAAATAAATTAAAAAGTTCTAAAGTATTAAATACAAGGAGAAAGTTACTACTAGGATTCGATGTTCTGATTTTAATCTGTCACTGTTATGACCGAAAAAAGGGTAAGGGGGGTTTCAAAGAGGAATGGGTTGGTTGTTGTTTCAGAAGTGTTAACGATAGGTTAGTAAACATATTCTCTACACAGAAGGATTTAGAAAAGTTGTTGGTTGCAAGGCACAGATCAAAGGGAGGCTCATGCGTTGCTGTTGATGATTTGTTCAATTCTTACATTGAGAGCTTAACCAGTAAAATAATTGGGGGTTTGAAGTTAATCAATTTTGATTTTGTGTCATCTTCTTTCGACTGGCTCATTTTCAAAGAAGTTGATTACTATGAGGTTATGAGGTTTCATGAAAACATTCCCAATTCATCCTGCCCTATAATGGTTTATGATTCAAAGGAACTTCTGACCGATAGAATTCAACTTGAATCAAATAGTTTAGATTTGTCCAAGTGTCTTGCTAGACTTTCATCAATCTGTTTAGCACTTGTAAACTCTATGAAGACTTCATCGACTGCCAAATTGAGACAGAATGAGTTTGGGAAACAGAGGTATAAAGTGGTGAGATGTAAAGAATGTTACTCACAAGCTTTCAAATTGGAAAGTGAAGAATTTCATTTGTTGTATTTAAAAACAGGTGAAGGTTCCAAATGTTATTCCATCAACAACACCTTAGCCGATCATGTAGAGTCATTTTATGCTGACCCTAAGAGGTTCTTTGCCCCGATCTTCAGCGGAGATGTTCTGGTTAAAATGAAAGAAGTGATGTTAAGTTGGTTAATTCCTTGTGACGAGCTAAAGCCCCACCTTGCAGATTTAAATCAATTGTTAGGGGTATTGTTGCTTTTAATATTGACTAATCCCACCAAGAGGTGTCAGAAGTTGCTTCAGAACATGAGATACATCACAATGGCAGCAGTAAGTGATTATCATCATGTCAGATTGATGGAAAAAGTGAAGGAAGATTTGATAACAGATGCTGAATTTACAGTTTACAGGGTTTTGAGGAAAATATGGAGTATTATCCTTGATCCTGAAGTTAAGACTTTGTTAACCAATAGATTCAAATTTCTTTTAAATGTTAGCTATTTATGCCACTTGATAACAAAAGAAACTCCGGATAGATTGACCGACCAAATAAAATGTTTTGAAAAATTCTTGAAGCCTAAAATCAATAATCAATATGCTTTCATAAATCCTGGTGAGATCGCTTCAAATGAAGAACTATCTCAAACTCTGGCTTCAATGGAAAAATTCACCTCAAAGAATAGTCTAGATCCCCGATCGGTAAAACAGGACTCCCCTGGAATTTGTAAACTCATTTTCTCTTGCATGATTTCATCCTTGAACAATAAATCAGCGTTGAGTCACCAAGAGAGGAACGCATTATCAAGTGACCCATTAGTCTCTGCTGGTTGTGCAACTGCATTAGATCTCGCCAGTAATAAAAGCGTTGTGGTGAATAAATTTCAGGGCGATGAGAGGCTGTTAAATTATGATTACAATAAACTGCTTGCAGCAGTCGTCTGCGAGATGTCAGAATCTTTTATTCGGAAGGGCAGACTCTTCCATTCGAAAGAAGATTATGACTATAAAGTGAATAAAATTTTGTCAAAATTAGTGTTGGGTCCCACTGAAAGGCTGGGGAAAGTCGATGGAGATTCTATGGAGCCCTTTCTAGATGAAGAGCAAGAGGCTATGTTGTCAAACATTAAGGACAGTATTGATCAAGTCCTGTTAAACTACTCCTCACAGCAGACAGTATCAACTGATTCCAAAAGTATGAAGGGGATCCATCATTTGGATCTAATGATTGACAACAAAGTTTTCAAGAGATTAGTTATCACAGAAGTGAGCCATCATTTTGTGGAAGATTTTGATCAGTCTATCTTGCCAGAATCTATATACGAAGAAATCTGTAATAATGCATATAACAATTCACAGTTAAGAGGTTTGTATTTTTTGGATGATGATGAGGAATTATGTCCTATAGAAAAGATGTCTCAAAAAGTAGCAAAGAAGTTCTTCATTGAAGGTGATTACTTTAGTTGTTTCAAAATACTTTTACTACAAATGAATGCCAATGCACTCCAAGGGAAACTCACTCATTACAACAGGAAGTTGGTGAACTACAGATTTGATATGGAAAGGTTAATGAATGATGTAAGAATTAGTGAAAGAGAGAGTAATTCTGAGGCTATGAGTAAGGCGCTTAGTCTAACTAATTGCTTAAGTTCAGCCTTAAAAAATCTCTGTTTCTATTCTGAAGAATCACCAACGTCATATAATTCAGTCTGTCCTGACTCAGGCAGACTTAAGTTTGCTTTGTCCTACAAGGAGCAAGTCGGAGGAAATAGAGAGCTTTACATCGGAGACTTGAGGACTAAGATGTTTACTAGATTGGTTGAAGATTATTTTGAAGCTCTAACCAAAGGGTTTAAAGGTTCTTGCTTAAACAGTGAGGAAGAGTTTCTAAACGCAGTGATGATGATGAAATTGAATGTTCGCCAGGCATGGCTCAGTTATAGTATGGATCACAGCAAATGGGGCCCTATGATGTGCCCATTTTTATTTTTGTTGACTCTACAAAATCTGAGATTGTCATCCGATGCAGACAACCAACACACAAACTCAGGCAAAGATTACATTTCCTCCATGTTGTGCTGGCACATCCATAAGATTGTTGAAATACCCTTCCCTGTTGTTCAAGCTATGACGAGATCATTTTTAAAAAGAAAACTTGGACTTATGGAGAACACCAGCTGTTCTGATGTTGAAACATTCTTTTTTGAAAAACTTCAGTCTAAAGTTGTCCCATCCCACATATCTTCTTTACTTGATATGGGTCAAGGAATCCTTCACAATGTTTCAGATTTTTATGGCTTAGTGACTGAGAAGTTTATTAACCTATGTCTTAAACAAATATTCCAAGAAAGTGTAGACTCTTTCACATCTAGTGATGATCAGATCACAATCTTTGGTCATGAATTGTCACAAATGGTTGAAACTCAACCAGAAGAAGTGTTGCTGTTGATTGAGTTCCACAACTATTTAAGTAATATGTTGAATAAGTTTGTGAGTCCCAAAAGTGTGGTGAGTAGGTTCGTGGCTGAGTTCAAGTCACGTTTCTTTATATGGGGAGAGGAGGTCCCCTTACTTACTAAGTTTGTTGCTGCATCACTCCATAATGTCAAGTGTAAAGATCCCCATCAGCTCTGTGAGACAATTGACACCATTCTTGATCAATCAGTTGCCAATGGGGTGCCAGTTGGCTTATGCAATCTGATTCAAGAAAGGACTTTAAACCTTCTGAGATACAGTCAATATCCTATTGATCCATTTCTAATGTACCAGTTTTCAGATGTAAAAGACTGGGTGGATGGCACTAGGGGCTACAGAATGCAGAGGTCTGTTGAGAGATGTGACCCAGACGGCACCACTTTTATTAGAAAAATACTTCGAAGAATTTATGATAAACTTAAAAGAGGGCAGATTCATGAGGAGTTTACCACTTCATTCCTGAATAAAGAGCCTTCTGACGCATTAAGGTATTTATGTCGACTAATTGACTTAGAAATGCCGGCAGTTGATGTGGGTTCACTAAGATGGTTGAATTTGACTCATTACAACCCACTGAGAATGGTTCTTAGACAGAAAGTTGTTTACCCGTCGAAATTGGATTGGGAACCTATTAAAATACCCTCAATTGTTAAAACTATACAAAATAAACTAAGCTCAACTTTTACAAGAGGAGCACAAAAACTACTATCTGAGGCTATTAATAAAAGTGCATTTCAAAGTTCCATTGCGTCAGGATTTATAGGATTATGCAAAACAATCGGGAGCAGATGCATTAGAAGTGATGACAAGGGAACCCATTATATAAGGACAATAATGAGCATCTTGAGTAATTGTAGATCAGTTCACCAGGTGGAATGTTCTGGAGGCATCATTTGCTGGCGTGTGAATGATCTGAATGAGGAATCCTTAGAACTTGAGTGGATTAAACCGATGTTAAGGCCTCTATTATGGGATTATTTTTGCATTACCCTATCAAATGCGCTGGAAATTGGTCCATGGGTGCTTGGAGACCCTTTTGAGAAAGAGGGAGTATTAACTGAATTTGATAGCTGTAATTATTTCCCTATTAAACCTACATCACATAGACTTTTAGAAGATAAAGTTGGTATCAATCATTTAATTCATTCTGTGAGGAGATTATACCCCTCAATCTTCGAGGAACATATTATGCCTTTCATGAGTGACTTGGCATCACTGAAACTTAAATGGACACCAAGGATAAAATTCTTGGACTTGTGTGTCACCCTAGATGTGATGTGTGAAGCAGTGTCCCTTGTGTCCCACATTGTCAAGTGGAAAAGGGAAGAGCATTATGTTGTCCTATGTGGTGAGTTGTCCTGTATGCATCAGAGGCATTCAGCAACACTGCAAGAAGAAAGAGTGATTTCTTCTTCAGATGTGATTGACAACTTTGTCAAACAAGTATACTTTGACTCATTTATCAGACCTTTTGTAATTACATCTAGAACACTGGGTTCAATGACATGGTTTCCTCATAAGTCAGCCTTGCCTATGGGAGAGTCATCAGAAAGATTGGGTGTTTTGCAGTCCTTTGTGATGAAAGTGATTCACAAAGGGATAGAGAGGCCAATGTTTAGAAGTGATTTACATTATGGATATACATGGGTAGATTGTGCAGAAGAATCAGTAAGAATTAATGTTAATGCCTTGATAAGGGCTGGATTGACAGAAACTGAAGTTTTTGAGGATATAGGAGAGTTCTTTGATTACTTAGCTAAAGTAGGAGAAGGGCACACTCAATTGACCCTTACGATTGTTTTTAAAAGTTCTAGGCAGTTTGGTTCCTTGTCACAAACATTCAGAATTATTCTTAATTTGATAGGGAGAATGCTTGACAATGGTGAATTTTGTCCAAGTAATATTCAGCCTTTATTTTCAGGTGAAATAGATCAACGGTTGATAAAGGAATGTTTGCCATTGCTCTCAAACCTTGATTTGTTTAAAAATGATGACACACCATGGCCTTTATTAACAGGTGAAATTGCAGACTATATCAGAGGCGGAACAGTTAAACTTGGTGAGTTTGTAGATTTGAGAGTTTCAGATAAACAGAGCATTCTTGACACCCTTCACCCTGATGATTTTGTCAGAGTTGGCCCAGATTGGGAACCTGTACCACTGGTTGCCTGTAATGGTGAAGTGAAGGAGGGTCAGCTTGTTCTTGGGGGCTTAAGGCCTAATCTTCATACACCAGATTTCCTTGTTTTGGTGGAAGAATTGGTAGGTGAAGATGCAACTCTTTTGGTGAGTACGTTGAGGGGTATATTTTCTGAAAGAATGAAGCAAGGATTGACAAGGGTTGACATTTTGAGTGTATTGTCCTCAACTCCCAATGGGCTGACTATCCTAACACAATCATTGTGTGATCTGGGTGATTGGGTTGAGTTCCAAGGCTATCACTTATGCTATAGCAGATCACTGGGTAGACTCATGAAGACATCCCCCTTAGGGCGACAGCGTCTGAAGGGCAGGCTCTGTGTGCCGGTGGGCGAGTCTGACTATGTTGAGGACATTGACTGAGTGGCACTTCCTCGCCGTGCGGGGGGGTGTCCCCGGCGGGGGGGGCCCCCCCGCAGGGAGGCTGGGAGTGTGTGGTTGATTGGGTGTGGGTCCTACTTTGGACTGTACGGGGGAGGGGGAGGGGCTGATGGCGAGTTCGTGGTCTTCAGTTTGGTTGGCAGTGGATGCTTACAGATTGGGCATCTTTCTGAGACGGAGAGGAACACTGTCAAACACCTGAGACAGAGATTGTGGTCGTGGCATTTGATTAGTCCCTTTGACTCAAACCAGCAACTTTTGCAGAAGGCTGGATAATGACTGCTGTCAGGCACAAGTTCTGCACGTCTGCGATCTGGCTCGCTGCCTGGAGTGGTCGGCCTTGTGGCTTTGTTCCCCATCTTGGTCTCGGGTATGGATGAGGATTTTGGCTGTGGGTTGGTTCAGTTGTTGGAACGATGGCACTGGAAAAGCGTAACAACAAGAAAATTCCTATGCCTAGGATCCCCAGTG